CGCCACGTGCGGCTTGCTGTACGAGCGGTTCAGGGACGTGTCAGTGTCGTTCGTGGAGGCGTACCAAGAGGTGTTCGCCGAGTCCGTCGAAGCGTGCGCCGCGGGGAACTACGCGCGCCCCGCGTCCCGCCGTGCCGTGCTCGGACGGATGCACGAGTACAAGATCAAGGCATGGAAGGCCCACCGCGATCGGTGTGCCGAAGCCGCGGACGCTTACGAAGTTCCGTTCTAATTGTAATATTCCGCTGTGGTCGTATACTGCCCGCGTGACCCTCTCCGACCTCACCCGCTCCCTCGGCCACGCGGCGATCGCCTCGGCGATGGCGCGCACCGAACGACAGCTGATCGATCTGCGCCGAGGGTTCACCCCCTTGACGGTGGACGACCTGTTCCTCCTGTACCGGGCGTTCCCTCAATTCGATCTCGTGGGCACGGTGCGCGAGGTCGGCGAGCGCCGCGAGGCAGCGGGTTGGGCGCGCCACGTGCGGGCGTCGTCGTGATCGTCGGCTACGTCGATCACCTCGGCTATCTGCGTTGCGTCCCGTGCTTCGTGGCGGGAATGCCGCGCCGAGGGGAACACAGGGCCGTCCGTCACGACGAGACGCCGCACAACGGGGAGCGTTGCGACATGTGCAAGAGGTTCGTCAAGGAAGTGAAAGTCCAGGCGCCTTGAGAGACACGAACATGTACCACTTGCCGCGCGCGAACGGCACGCGCGCCCACTACGACCGCACGAACGGGCGCTTGCGTGCCCTACGCAGCCGTCGTCACGACGACGGGACGGAATGGGGCGTCGCCCTGATCTGTCTCGCCGTGGGCCTCGTGTGCGTGGCGTTGCGACTCGTGGAGCTTTGGTAATGTACAGCGTCTACAACAACAGGGTCCATCTTCTCACCACCCGAATGCGCCTTACGTGCCGTCCTTACGGCTACGAAGCGGACGAAGCCACACCAGAAGAGGTAGCCGCTACGTTGGCACGTTGCGGAAACTGCTTTCCGATCAAGCGTCTCGTGCAGAACGACCGCGGCCCGGGCGCCGCGAAGCGCCCCGACGCACAGAACCGTTAGACGCGCTTGTAGTCGATCTCGAGGTTGGTGGAGTTGAAGATCGTGGCGGTCAACACGTCGTCCGCGGTCCCGCACTTGCCGATCAGGAACAGCTTGAAGCCTCCCGAAACCTCGATCACGTCGGTGCGCACGAGTCCCGACCGCTGATGCGTGGTCTTCGACGTGGTGGCCGCCGCAACGTCGGTGATGTCCGTCACGCCACCCGAGGGCGCCTCGCCCACGGCGTCGGTGTTCGCCAGCGAGTCGATCCCCCACTTCGTCGACCCCGTTCCGACCCCCGTGGTGATCTGCGAAGTCCACTTGAGGGTCGCGAAGATCGATTTGATCACGGCTTCCGACGTCATGCCGACGCCTTCGGGGAAGTTCACGTCGATCACGTCCAGGATCTCGAACGGCGGGACGCCGCCCGGGTCCGTGGCCGTGCCGTCCGCGTCGATCTCCGTCTCGGTAGGGTCGGCGGTCAGGGTCGCCGTGGCCGACTGCCACGGGTACTCCTTGATCTCGGCCTGCGCCGCGCCGCCCGAGACGCCGACCGCTCGGAGATCCGCGATCGTCTTCTTGAGGTACGCGTACAACGTGCCGTTCGCCGCGTCGGGATCGACGGCCGCGTCGGAAGGCGCGCCGATCAGATCGGCGAGAGTGGTGAAGCCGGGAGGGCCGCCCGAAGGATCGCCGAGGTTGAGTTGTGCGAGCACTGCGGCGTCCCGCGCGTCCTTGAGCGCGAGTCCCGTGGACCCCGCGGCGACGTGACCTGCTTCGGCCTCGTCCCACACGGCGTCCGCGACACCGGCAGCGCCGCCGATCGCGACGACGGCCGCTTTCACGTCCTTGATCTTGGCGTGCGCCGACCCGGAAGCCGACGATCCGTCCGCTTCGGATCCGACGTTGGTTTCCGTGTCGCCGATCGACTTGCCGAACGACCCCGCGGCGACGTGCCCCGCCTTGGCCTCGTCCCACTGTGCGTCCACGTCCTCGCCGAGCGTGCCCGCCTCGCCGACGTAGAGCCGGCGCAGATCCTTGCCGGCGCGCCCCTGTTCCTTCCACCCTACCTCGATCACGATCCCGGCCTGTTCGTCGGCCGCGGACACCTTGAGGAACGACGCGAACTCGCCGGCCGATCCCGCCAGTTGCTTCCAACCGGAACCGGACGGGAAGTCTCCCGATGCCGAGTTCGTCAGGGCGACGGCGAGATCCGACGCGACGTACAGGCGGGTCAACGCGGCGCCCTCGTTGTCGAGGACGCGGAGGTACAGGAGATCCGAGTCGGGAGCCTCGAGCTGCCCGCGCCCGTTGCGGAGCATGACGGGCACACGGTGCGCGTCGTCCCCCGACACGGGAGCGTCCACCCGCATCGGTAAACCGATCTCGGCCGCGAGAGCTGCCAACGTGAAACGATCGCCGAATCCCATGTTACGCGTGCCCCTGTATCGTGAACGTCGTGGCGTCTGCGCCGGGTGTCACGAACACCCGCCACACGTCGAAGCGATCGTCACCAGCGCGGCGGCGATCGAACTCCCATTCCTGATCGGTGATCTTCGGCGCAGCTGCGCCCGCCGCCTCGTTGTATCGCACGACGTGCGCGCCCGAAGCGGTGTCCGCGGAAATCTGTAGGAACTGCACGGGATAGCCGGCGACGGCCACCTCTACGGTCTGTTGCCCGTCCACGATGTCGAACGGACCGAACGAGGCGTTGAAGACAGCCGACTTCACAGCGGCCACCCTACACGTGGGCGGGGCGCCGCGTCAAGGGATGCCGACGATCGTGAACGTCGAAGCATTGGCGCCCGCGGTGACGTAGACCTTCCACAGGTCGAATTGATCGTGTGGTTCTCCGCGCCGATCGTACTCCCATTCCTTCGTTCCGGTTTCGGGGTACCATTCCCCCGCGGGATCGTTGTACCGGACACGGTGTCCGGTCGACTGTTCGTCCACCGTGACCTTGCACCAGTGCAACGGGTGCCCCGCGAGTACGACCGATACCTCCCGTTGTCCGTCCGAAGGGGAGAGCGGACCCACGACCGCGCGGAACACGGGGGATCTGGGCATGGCCCCTAGATTACTCTTTGTCGGGTTGGACGGAACGGCTTTTGGCGATCGCCTCGCGGAGTCCGACCACGCCGAGGACCCCGCCGCCCGCCTGGATCACGTCGAGCAGGAGGTCCACCCACGCCGTTTCGACGTTGATCCGAACGACGTGACTCTTGAGGATCGCGATCAGGATCGCGATCGTAAAGCCGCGCACCGTGTTCGATGCGGTCAACTCGGCCAGGGTCATGCTTCGCTTGCGCTTCATTCCTTTTTGATCTCCCGTACTTGCCGGATCAACTCGTCAAGTTGGCGTTGTACCTCGAGGGGATCGGGTCGCTGTTCGGGCGGGGGCGGGGCATCGTCGGGCGGGGCCTTGTCGTTCCGTGGCGTCGGCGGGTCGGCGGGGCCGCCGCCCACGGCGGGCCGTTTGTTGGCCGCCCATTCCAGGCGAAGCAAGGTCAAAAGGTCTTCGAGCTTGTCCGTGGTTTCTGCGTAACGATTGAACCGTTCCGTCTCGATCGTCGCGTGTACTTCGATCGCCTTGTCCACGTACTCCCGGGTAGCGACGGACCCGAAAGCCCACGCCAGGGCGCCGATGATCCAAGGGGACACGAGCGCAGCGACCGTCAAAGCGAGGTTCCAGTTGATCCGCTTGTGATCGCTGTGCGCGTTCATTTCGTTGGCCGTCGTGCGCCCCAATGTCAGACCTCCTCGTCCGCGATCGATCGAAGGAACTTCGCCGCCGTGTTCCCCATCTTCAGATCCCACGAAGCCCACCATACCACCGACCGCACTTCGCGGATCGTCCGGGTCGCGTCCCACTGCGTCGTCAGGGACTTCGCCAGCGTGTAGCCGCGTGCGGGATCGGCTTGGCCGTACAAGGGAAGCGCCATCACGAGGCGCCGCCCCGCCGCTTTGGCAGCCGACTTGTTCCACTGCGCGAGCCCGTACTTCTGGACGGCGCCCGGGCGAGCCTGTGACGTGTTCGTGGCGTAGCACTGTAGGACGATCTCTTCAACGTGTTCGGCCGTCGTCAACGCTTCGAGGGCGCGGCCGTTCAACAGCGACGGGTATGTCGTCACGGATTGACGCACGCCGAGGTCGCCCACGCGATCGGTGAACGACGCAGCGGCGGCTTTCGACGCGATCGCATCGCGATTCAACCCGTGGTGATCGTAGGATTCCTCCGCGTCCCAGCACACGGAGATAGGCGCAACGGCGCCCACGAGATCGGCGAGGCGCCGCCCCGCCTGAATGTGGTAGTTGGTCCCCGCCGTCAACCAGGACGTGAGGTGGACGCGCAACCCTGCTCTGCGATAGGCGTCGGCCGCCGCGACGACGAGGCGCACGGCAGCCGCTTCGCCCGCGGCCGTCGCCGGTCGTACGCCGTCGCCGCCGTCCCCGAACACGTGGAACAGCGGGCGCTTCCCCAGGCTCGCCGAGTCGTTGAGTACGAGGTGCGCGTCGGTGAGGCCGAGGCCCGCCAGGTCGTCAGCTCGTCGTGCCGGATCGCGCTTCCAGTCGCGCGACACCACCCACACGCCGCGCGAGTCCACCCGGTCGTTCTCGCGCTTGGCGGCGGCCTCGATCTCCGACACGAGGAACGCGTCGATCCCTTCCGTCGCGGGGATCCCGGGCCACCTCGAGGCGGGCAGGGCGACGAGGGCGAAGGCACGCGCGGCCGTGTGCGTCTTCTGCCCGTACGCACCGTCGATCGGCCCGGGATCGTGGCCCAGCTCCGCGAGGTCCGCCTGTAAGAGCTTGACCGCCGATCCCTTCGATCCCGTCGAGAACTGCATAGTGCTACATTGGAACGCATGGCGGGACCGATCGTCAAGGTGGACGTGTCCGAGTTCGAGGCCCTGGCTGCGTGGTACGACTACGTGGCACGCCGTCAGATCCCGTTCGCCTTGTCTCTAGCCGTGAACTACACGGCGGCCGACGCGCAAGCACGGCTCCGCGAAGAACTCCCCGAACACTTCACGGTCCGGTCCACGTGGGTCGCCAAGGGGATCAGGATCTCCAAGCTCAACAAGAAAGGCGACGATCCCACAGCCGAGATATGGACCAAAGACAAGTACATGGAAAGACAGGTCTTCGGCGGCCTGAAGACCGACGAGACGAGCGGGGAATACGTCGGCGTGCCGATCATGGCGCGCCGCCCGAAGACGCAGCGGACGACGCGCGGCCGTTGGCCCGGCGCCCTCGCCGCGCAACGGAACAAGTACGGGTTGTCACGGATCGACGGAGGCACCTCGGACGGTGCCCTCGGCTTGTGGCGCTACCGCAAGAACAAGACGCCCCGCCTGTACTGGATCCTCAAGCAATCGGTGTTCGTCCGCGCACGCTGGCCGTTTTTCGAGACGGTCCACGAAGTCGTGGACGATCGTTGGAAGTCGAACGTCGTCCGCGCGTGGGACTTCGCATTGGCGACGGCGAAGCCGCCGATCAGGGGATCGCGAACCCCGTAACCTACATCGGGAGGAGGAGACAGCGCGCCACGCCGTCGCGCACGCGCATCACCTTGAGGCGACCCTTGGGGTCCTTCCGGCCGTGCCCGTCCTTGTCCGGTCCCACCGTGTCGCCGACCGACACGTCGTCGGCGACCGACACGAACAGCTGCCCGAAGAGGCCCACGACCGACCACTCGGCGGGACGGTCGCGGCGGCCCGTGTACGGCCGCGATGGATCGTAGTTGGGACTCTCCCGCGGGACGGACTCGATCCACGCCCGCCCGCCCGCGGCGGGCTGCGGCGGGGCGGTCGCCGCCGGGCCGTCGTACCCCGCGACGACGATTTCCTCGTGCTTCACGCGCTCCACGATCCGCGGCCACCGGACACGCTCCTCGTCCACTTCGATCGTGTTCCAGGCCACCATGTTCACGGGCTCGAGAACGGCGGCCCACCGCACCATGGGGATACGGTTGCCGTCGCCGAGGGCGCCGATCACGGTGCGCAGCGTGCGCCGCTGCGTCCGCTTGGGGATCGCGCGATCGTAGTACACGGCCGTCGCGGGGATCGGTTCCGGCGCCTTCGCGACCGGACCGTTGTACGCGCGCCGGATCGTGCGCTGCGCCGTCCACGAGGTCGCGTCGTCGGGCACCTCGAGATCCGCCGTCTCGACGCCGTGGTACGATCCGCGCGTCGTCACCCGCCGGGTGTACAGCGTGGCGCCCTCGGCGATCTCGCCCGCGTCGGCCCGCAATCCGTCGAACCCCTCACGGACGACGACCTCCTCGAAGGTCGTCCGGATCGTCGCACCCCAGGCGACCATGGGGACGGCGTCGTACACGATCGCGCCGAACGCGTCCCTCACGTGGCGCCCCGCCCACTCCAACCCGGCGCCGCCGCCGATCACGGCGGGCGTGGCCGACACGACGCCGAGGACGTCGTCTCCTTTCTTCGCCAGGCGGATGCGCTCCCACACGTCGCCCTCGGCAGTCGTCTCGCGAACCAGGGTCACGATCCGCCCGGGCGGGATGATCCCGAAATCGGCGTTGGGGAACATCTCGGCGTAGTCGATCCCCGCGGCGGGCGTGATCGCGCCGTTTGCGTCGATGTCGCCGATGTCGGAGCGCAGCCTCCATTGCAGGTTCTTGTTGGTGAGGCCGTCCCACGCGGGCGCGCCCGCCGCGTAGCCGCCGCCCACGGCGAAGCCGTTGACGAACTCGCAGTTCTTCGAGGCGAGCAACACGGGAGGTCCAGCGGGCGTGAGGACGGTGCCGCGCGCCCTGCACGACTGCACGCCGGCCAACACGGCTTGCGTGCCCTCGGCCTTGGTCGCCGATCCCGTCGCCGACAAGAGGGACGAGTTCGTGGCGCCGGCCGCAGCCTCTACACCGGACGACGCGGCGATGAACGCTTCGGCCGTCGAGATCGTGTTGCCCGTGCCGCCTGCGATCACGCCGCGGTTGTTGTTCAAGACGTTCCCGTCGCCACCGCAGATCACGGAGTCGTCGGCGTCGAGGTCCGCGTTCTGCCCGCCGACGATCGCCGACCGATCCGCGGCTGCCGTGAGGTCGGAAGCCTTGGCTGCGATCGCGGCCGTGTTCGTGCCGATCGCGTCGCAGTCTTCGGAAGCCAGGACGGCCGACTGATTGCCGCCTGCCTCTGCGTTCTTGGCCGCCAGTAAGGCGGTCTGCGTTCCCGACGCCAGGGCCTTCACGCCGCCCGACCACGACGCCGCCACCATGGAGTTCGACCCGGACACCTCGCCCGCGTTGGACGCGGCGACGAGGCCGCGCGCCGTGGCGTGCGCCCTCGATCCGCCGTGCGCCACCAACAAGGCGTTCTGCACCATGACCCAGGCGGGCGCCAGATCCGTGTCGGTCGCGTGCGCCTTGATCCCGCGGGCGCCCACGAGGGCGTCACGCAGCTGCGTGTCGACCGTCTTGTCCAGGGCGTCCCCGTGCATGGTCGCGACGTTCACGCATTCCAGCATGATCATCGTCATGAACCAGTCGGGAACGATCGTCGCAGGCACGCCGAGGCCCGGGTTGCCGTTGGTCCAGTGCCACAGGTTGCCCGTGGCGGCGGGGCGCGCGGGCGCTGCTGCCACGGCGTCGGCTGTGTCTATGTGGTACATGCGTTCTCCTTACACCGGATCGGAAGTGTAGCCCACGATCCCGATCGTGTGCGAGGGCTCGATCTTGTCGATCAGGCATTCCAGGTAGTGGTTCTGAAAGTCGCCGTTCGGTCCGAGGGGATCGCCGACCGCGTTGTCGCCGACCTCGAACGGATCGCCCATGGGCCAGTCGTGGACGTAGAGACGCCACGCGTACGCCCAGTCTTCCCCGTACAGCGGATCGCCCGTGTGATCTTCGCCGACGCGGAACGACCCGAACTCGTCCACGGTGATGGTGCCCTCGACGCCCAACAGCGTTTCGGCGACCTCGATGTAGTACGCGGGTGTCTGTCCTCCCGTCGCCGTCATGTGCGCGTGCAGCACGGCGCGGCGTTGGTCGTCCGTGGCGGGCGTCGGCGCGCACTCGTCGGGCAGTCCCGCGATCCGCTCCCAATCCTCGAGGAGTTCGTCGGTTGTCTGCCAATCGATCTCGTCCAGCACGCGGAGGAAGCCGTCGTTGTGGATACGGACGGCCTCGTCGGCGATCGCCTGAAGGAACTGCGTGAGACGAGTACCCGCCGCACGCGTCCAGGCGGGGCCGTGCCACAAGAGGGTCTGTCCGAGGGCGACGTAATCGTCCACCGTCGCGGCGATCATGCGCGCTAGAGCCACGTGATCGTTCCGAGAACGGCGAGTTGTCCCGTCGTCGTCACCACGTCGGACGTGCCCGTCCCGTCGCCGTCGATCGAGGTGAGGTCGTGGTGATCTTCTCCCTCTGCGTTGCCGATCGCCGTGCGGAACTTGGAGTTGTCGATCGTGTCCGTGGCGCCCGCTGCCGCCGGTACCGACTCGCGCTTGAGCAACGCGGCGATCTGCGCCTCCACTGCGTCACGCATCGCGGCCGTGTTCGGCGCGGGGAACAGGTCGATCGTGAAGTCGACGGCGTACTCGGACGGCGCCAGGACCGTGAGATCGGCGGTCACGGGGCGTTCGATCGCGAAGTGGGCTTCCACCTCGGCGATCTTGGGCGCGTCGGGGATACGCAACGAGGCGCCGATCCCCTTGCCCTCGAGGACCGTGAACCGGATCGTGACGGTGCCCGCGCCGAGTTCGAGCGGGTACACGTAGACGTCGTCCACGTCGGCGATCTCGCGTGCCCACAGTACGTAATCCGCGTCGGCACCACCTTGCGGCGTGTTCTGGATCCGTTCGAGGAGGCGTTCCAGAAGGCGCACGTCCGTCTCGTCGTCGCGTCCCGTGACCGGGGGGCCGTCCCCCAAGAGGTCGATCACGTAGCCCGCACCGATCCCCGCGATCGGGTTGACGAGATCGAGGAACGTGCCGAGGGCTGCGTTGCCTATCTCGCCGATCGTCCTGCACGTGGCCGTCGATCGGAAGATCCCGGCGGGCGCCTCCACGGACGCGCCGTCAGTGACGTACTCGATCCCGTCCACCCTCTGGATCGTGGTCCCCAGGGGGATCGGCCCGCTGCCCGCCGTCCCCACGAACTCGTACTCGATCACCGCCGCCGTGGCGGTCAAGGGCTCCACGCCCCACATGCGCGCCCACCGGCGCAGCACGGGACCGAAGGCCCGGTCGTAGATCGCCTGTGCCGCCGTGTGCGCGCCGTAGCGGTAGAGCACGTACGCGAGGCCCGCCAAGATCCGGACGGCCGCCCAAGTGAAGGACAACGGGATACGGACGTCGTCGTTGCCCATGCGGGCGGCGAAGTCCTGTTCTATCCGCGCGATCAGTTCGGCGACGGTGGGGATCTGAAAGCCGGTTTCGGTCGTCTCAGGCATTCGCCCGCACCTCTTGCCAAAGGTGCGGGAACCTTAGCACGGTCGCCCGCCCGTTGGGTTCGGTGATCTCCACGGTCGCAGCCGCCGCGTCACGGCCGAGGCGTTGCACGCGGACGGCCACGCGGGCGGCCAGCTTCTCCACCGTCCACCAAGCGAAGGCCTCGGCCACGTACTCGCGGAAGCGCTCGAGGGTTTCGTCGGTCAACACGGCCGTGGCCAACAGGTAGAGACGTGACCCGTAGGACACTCGCTTGTCCGGGTCCACCGTGAACGACCAATGCCCGTACCGCGGGGATCCTTCGGGGATCGGGTCGTCGGGATCGGCGCGGCGCCACGTGAGGAGAGACGCCACCGCGATCGCCTCGAGGGACGGGCGTTCCCCCGGACGGGGGACCAGATCGATCTCGGTCCC